TCCAGTATCTGTCGGCACTTCTTCGTTAGGATTCTTCGACTTACGCTTTCCAGCCTTCTTAAAATTTTTACCACCTTTTACATTGGGCATTTTGTATATTATTATGATTAAACTTTATATATCAAATGATATTAAATTTCAATTTTTTTTAAAATAGAAAAATTATTATTAAATAAAGTATAAAATAAAATAAATTAAATATATATTTATCACTCTGTATCTTTCTTTTTGATTACACGTTTAACAACTTTCTTAGGTTTCTCTTCTTGTTTTTCAACTTGTTGTTCAACTTGTTGTTCAACTTGTTGTTCAACTTGTTGTTCAACTTGTTGTACATTTGGTTTAGGTTCTGTATCTATCTTCTTTTTGACTACACGTTTAACAACTTTTTTAGGTTTATCTTCTTGTTGTTCAACTTGTTGTTCAACTTGTTGTTCAACTTGTTGTTCAACTTGTTGTTCAACTTGTTGTTCAACTTGTTGTTCAACTTGTTGTGCATTTGGTTTAGATTCTGATTCTGTTTTCTTTTTGACTACACGTTTAACAACTTTTTTGGGTTTTTCATCAAGTTTAACTTCTTTAGTTTCTTCTTTTACTTTTTCTTTTACTTCTTCTTTTACTTCTTCTTTTACTTCTTCTTTAACTTCCTCTTTTACTTCTTCTTTTACTTCTTCTTTTACTTCTTCTTTAACTTCTTCTTTAACTTCTGCTTTTACTTCTACTTTAGTTTCTGCTTTTGGTTTAACTCTAACAGCATCAACAAGTTTATCAACTTCTTCATTTGATTTTATAGAGCCATCATGATTAACATACAATTCGAATCGTTTAAAAACATCTGGATAATTTTTAAGATTAAATGCAATAGATTCTGTTGCCATACGTTGACGATTTTGTTTTGTATCTTTAATGTGACTAATACCCGTAGTATCGTCTGCAATAAAAATAGATGAAATACCTACAATCATATTACGAATAGACCATGATGGTGTCCATGATTCAAGATGATAACTTGAATTAGTTAGACAAATTTTTGCATTAATTGCAAAACGTCCATTTGGTGTCAACATATAAAACGATCCTGGCTTTTTGGGATAATCATCTGGAAGTTCGATTTTTCCAAGATACAATCCACCAACATATGGTTCATCTTGTGGACGTAGCATAAAATAGAAAAGTTTTTTATCATTTTCGTCTTGAATTGCTGTTACAAAATTCATAAGATTTTTCCGAATATCACGCATATCACCTTCTAAACGTTTAAGAAATAGACGAGACATTGCTGGAGTCAAAGTATTAGTATTTGCTGACATTATATAAATATAATTAATATATGGTTAAAATAATAATTAGTATGATTTAAATTCAATTTTTTTGAAAGAGAGAGTTGCTTAAGTAATCTTCCTCTTAGAAGAAAAATTCAGTTAAATATAAAATTTAAATATATAATATAAATATATGGAATATAAATTATTTGTTGGAAATATCCCTTTTGATTGTAAAAAAAAAGATTTTAAAAAATGTTTTCAAAATTTTGATGGTTTTGTATCTGCCGATCTAATTAACTCTAATTCTAAAAGTTTTGGTTTTGTTGTCTTTAACAAAAAAATAACTGTTGATAATATAATAAAGAATAATAATATAATATTAGGTGAAAGAAAATTACGATTAACTAGATATTTTGACAAAAATAATAAAACATCTAATTATATTAGATTAGAAAATATCCCAAATTTTATAAACGATAAAGACATAAGAACCGAATTTGAAAATTATTCACAAATAGGTAAATGTTTTATTGATATGGATAGAGAGACTGGAAAATTAAAAAATACCGGAATTGTCGAAATTATTGAAACAGATATTTTTGAACAATTATTAACATTAGATGTTATCTTAATAAAAGATAATCCAATTGTAATGAAACGTTATATCAATAAAATTATTGTACAAAAAGATAATGAAATAAATTATAATTATTGCTAAATTATATCTGTATATCATTTTATATTTTTAAATACTTCTAAAATTTTAAATAAATTATCACGTCTTTTATCCAATACTGCTACTTTTATTTCTATAGAATCTAAATTATCTTTACAATCATAACTACGCCAATTAGATAAATATTTTAATTCTGAATTATATGTTATTTTTTTATGAATTTCAGTTAATTCTGCTTCTATTTCTGCTATTATTTCTTGTACATTCTTTAATGCTGTAACTACAGATATACTCGAATTATAATAATCCGGTATTTCTAGAATTACATTATGTAATAAATGTATTGTAGCATCGACATCTGTTTTTGATAAAATTTTTAATATTTCTGTTTGATGAATATCTTTTGTAACACGTATATGACTCATTATAGTATATACGCTACTCGATAATGTACTGATAGAATGTATAACAGTTGTAGCAGTTACCATCCCAATAGTTCCAATTACTGCTTGCATATAATATTATATAATATATATTATTAAATCATATTATTAAATCATATTATTAAATCATATTAAAAAATTGATTTAATTATAATTTATTAATAATCAAGTTAATTTAATAATAATTAAGTTAATTATAATCATGCGTCAATTTGGTATTTTATATCTTGATGATAAAAGAACAGATATTGATGCAAAAAGGAATCATCTAAAAAAGTTTAAATCATATTATGATAATAATGATTATATTATTAAAACAAAACGAACGGAAATGCATCGGACATATGCAATTATTAATAAGAATGACAATACAATAAATGAATATATTATAAATGATAAATTAGATGATTTTGTTTTTTCCAAGATGTCTATATGTAATTGGTCTCAAAAAATAAATAAAATAGATTTAAATATGGATATTGATTTTAACAAATCTGAACGAATTACTTATGATGGTGATATAATATCGATTGATCCGATGGGTTGTATTGATATAGATGATGCTATAAGTTATAAATTAAATAATAATAAAATAGAATTAGGAATACATATTGCCGATCCATCATCATATATAGATATTAATTCCGAAATTGGAAAAGAATTATTAAATAGATGTGAATCTATTTATTTGGATAAGACTCATCATATGATACCTGAACATATTGGTCGCGAGATATCTCTATTGCAAAATAAAAATAAACGTGCATTTTCATTAATATTACAAATAAATACAAATGATATCAAACAGATAGCAGAATGTATTAAAAATAAAAATTACGATTATAAATTCGTAAAAACAAATATTAAAATAAATAAGAATTTATCATATGAAGATTTTGAACAAATTTTGAATAGTTCACCAACTTTAGAAAAAGATTATTATAAACAAATTTATGATATTGGTAAACAAATATCATTTGGATTAAATATATCTGATGATAATAATACTGATTATGATTCACACAAAATGGTAGAAGCATATATGATATTATGTAATCATTTAGCTGCAAGTCATACTTTTATAAAGAGAGCAAATACTCTTAAATATAACATAGTTACATCTGATGGTAAACTTAATAATTTTAGTAAACTTAATAATAATTTATATAAGACGTGTTATCAAAATACAGCATTATATACTACACAAGATTTAATTCATGAGGGGTTAGGATTAAAATATACTCATTTTACATCACCAATTAGACGTATTGTTGATTTTATTAATCATATTATTATTAATGATAATATAATAAATTTTAATCCAGATAAATTTGTTAATCTAGACAAATTTGTTAATTTAGACAAGATTAATCAAACACATAAATATTATAAAAAAATATATAATATACGAAATATAGATCAATTAATAGGGGAATTTAACAATAAAAAATTTAATGGTATAATAGTATTTATTGATGACAATAAAATTACCGTTAATATAAATAATATGTTAATATACATCAAAGTATATGATCAAAAATTATTATTTAATAAAATAATAGAAATTGTAGAAAAAACAGATACATATATTATTTTTAATTATAAAAATACATATACAAGATATGAATTATTTCAAAAAATAGATATTGAAATATATAGACAAAAATTAGAATTTAATCCATTTAGAATTATTATTACGCATCCAGTAAATATATAACTAATACTGCTTCTAACATTATTTTATCACGTATATCTTCATCTTCAAAATCAATCTGTTCAAATGATGGTACCATCATATCATCAAACATTAACCATTTTTTATTATTATATACTATTGAATAATAATGTCCTGATTTATAATTTGAACCACGATGACATACTATTCCACTTATTTTCCATTTGAGATAATTTTGGGATGAATCATTATTACCAAAAAATTTTATTCTTTTCATTATATCGACTTTATAATTATTACGTGTTCCATTATAATTAAATCTGTTTATATTTAAAATAACAAATTGTGGAATATTAGATAATTTATAACAATGAGATAATAGATCATTATTATTAATTTTTGTATTAATCCATTGTTCTAATAGTTTTTTTATATTTGTATTTTCTATTGGATATAATGGAATAAATGGTAATACGCATTTTTGTGTATTTTCAGTTAACATATTATTTTTAATTTCTAATATTTCAAATTCTAAATTTGGTACATTAAATAATTCTGCAAAAAATGTATAAAATTCTGAACAATCTTTTTGACCATCAATATCCATATCATTTGTCCAACCACAAATTATGGAATAATTACGGATTTCATTAATGGTTGATGCTGATATAGAATATTGTTTTCGTAGTGGTTCAACAAATTTTAATTTTATTAATTCTTGTAGATAGAAACCTTCCGGTTTTTTTGGTACACAATCTAATATAAAATCAACATACTGTGATTTATTATAAAACATTGCAACTAACAATGAATCGATATAACATGTATTATATCCATTTTCTATTACCATGGGAATTTGGTTTTCTATGTTTATTATACTCATCTTTAATATAGTTAATCTAATATATTATTATATGGTTAACAATCTTAATTAAATATTGTTTTATCAATTTTTATTTTAATTTTAATTAGAATAAAAATTATTGAATTATAAAAGAATGAAATTGATATAAAAAAAATTAATTATTATTGAGTTTGAGATGACCACCTACTCCACTAAGAAAGTTATTGATAGTATTAGGAGAAGGCATATCATCTATTTTAATATTATAGTGATTTTCTAAATTACGAAGTTGATGACGATCATGATTTGTAATAAAATTAATAGCAACACCTATCTTACCGAAACGACCACTACGACCAATACGATGAATATATTGAGCATAATCACGAGGTAAATCATAATTAATAACAATTCCAATTTGTTCAATATCTATACCTCGAGCAAGTACATCAGTAGCAATAAGTACACGCGTTAGACCTAAACGAAAATCTTTTAATACAGAATTACGTTGTTCACTTGTTAAACTACCATGAATTTTACTAACACCAAATCCATCATCAACTAATCTTTTTTCTAACATATTAGCAGTATTAATACTATTAACAAAAATAATACATTGACCTATTTGTAGTTTTGTATATAGATCAGCAAGTGTAGAATATTTAATATTTTCATACAATACTTCTATTTTATATTGTTTAATTAAATCTAAACTAAGTTCTTCATATTTTAGTAAAATTTTCTTTTTGGGATCAGATGTAATAGATTCGGCAATCTCAAGTATATCATCAGTATATGTTGCAGAGAAGATTACAATTTGACAAACATCATTTAGTCGATTATACATTGATTTAATTTGTTCAACAAAATCATCTTTTAATAGAACATCTGCTTCGTCCATAACAAACATACGAAGCTGATCAGGACTAAATGCATTTCGTTCAATATAATCTATAATACGTCCAGGTGTTCCAATAATAATATGTGATGTACGAATATGTTTATATGGGTCTCTTTGACCAGAAACAATCTTTGTTCCACCAATTGCTAGAAATATTTTTAAATTCATGTGTTTCGAAATATTCGAAATAACAAAATGAATTTGTGAAGCAAGTTCACGTGTTGGAGCGACCATTAGAATTTGTGGGAAATGTTCATCTGGATTTATTACAGATAATGCACCAATAGAGAATGCACCTGTTTTACCAGTACCTGATTGTGATTGTGCGATAATATCATATCCATCAAAAATATGTTTTATCGTAAGATTTTGAATCTTTGAAGGATTCTGAAAGCCATAGTCGAATATCCCTCTCATTAAATCATAAGAAAGAAATTCCATATCATCAAAACTTTTATGATTATTGTTTTCAGTCATATATATTATAATTATTTAATGCTTAAATATGTTGTTTATTATAATCAATAATTTAATCAATTTTTTTTGAAAGAAGAGTTGCTTAAGCAAACTCCCTCTTAGAAGAAAAAATTAGTGAGTCTAAAAGACAAAACATTTTTTTATCTTCTAAGCGCCATAAAAAAATTTATAAAAGTGTTAATAATTTAGGTATTAAAAGAATATAATTTAAGCATAAAATATTTATATTATATAAATGAGTGATTATGGATATGTATATTGTTTGATAAATGAAGCCATGTCTAATTATTGTAAAATTGGAATGGTTCATATTCCAAAAAAAACATCTCATATGCGAGCAAGAGAATTATCTACTTCAACTGGTTGTCCTATGCCATTTGTTGTTGTATACGATATTATGGTTAAAAATCCATTAAAATACGAAAAAATTTTACATAATAAATTAGATATGTTTAGATATAATAAGAATAGAGAATTTTTTAAATGTAATCCATATGATATTATTAATTATTTCAAAATGGAAAATTTAATACAAAATATAGAAGATAAGAATGATTTTCATAAAGATTATTTTAAATTATATTTAGATAATATATATTTTGTTATAGACTATAATAAAAAAAATAATAAAGATGATGATAAAATAGATAATAATAAAGATGATGATAAAATAGATAATAATAAAGATGACGATAAAATAGATAATAATAAAGATGATGATAAAATAGATAATAATAAAGATGACGATAAAATAGATAATAATAAAGATGATGATAAAATAGATAATAATAAAGATGATGATAAAATAGATAATAATAAAGATGATAAACAATGTAACAAATGTAAAAAAGAATTTAAATATAAATATTTATTGATACGTCATGAAAAAAATAAAAAAAGTTGTGATTTACCAAAAAAATATGTTAAAAAAAATATTATTAATAAAGAAAATGATATAAAAATTAAAAAGATAAATATTAAAATTGATAATTTTGATTCTGATATTGAAGAATATAATTATGATCTTGCTAATTATGATATTGATATTAAAGATATTGATACAAAAATTGAGAAAATTAATAATAAAATATCAGAACTTTATAAAAAATCAATAAAGAAAAAAATATTATGTACTTATTGTAATACTATTTTTCTTAATAAGACTAATTTATTAAGACATATAAAAAATAGTTGTATCAAAAATAAAGAATTATATACAAAAATTAATGATTTTACTACACAAAAAAATAAAATTATAGATGATAAAAATAAAATAATAGAAAATATAAATAAAATAAATAATGAAAAAAAACTTCTGGAAGCAGAAAAAAATAGTTTAATTTTAGATCATAGATTAAAAAATAATGATGATGAAATTAAGAAATTACGCGTAACCATTGAGAAAATTATGAAAAAAATACAATAATTAATATAAATAGATTTTTTTAATACTTTATTTAATATCTATGTATACTTTTATTATATATTTTTATATGTTTAATATACTTTTTATTGTAGAATATTGTAGGTATATATATATACTAAATTTATAATATATTATAAATATAAATTTATATTTTTGTTATTATATAATCTTTTTATTGTCATCGCATTATCTATATTTTATGAAAAAAAATTTAGTATACTTTATTATTTTTTAAATTTATATATTTTAAATCTTATTTTTAAAAGTAAGTATATATCATAATTTATAAAAATCTGTAAAAAATATATGATTTTTTTTTGTCGAACACGGGGGAGATTGATAAATATTTTTTTTAGCTTTTAATAAATTTAAAATAAAATAATTTACAAAATTTTTTATATAAATCTCCCCGACCATCTACAAATGTTCTTTTATGTAGAAAAAATAAAAGTGTATATGTGTATAAAATATAATTAATAATATTTTATAATTTGAAGAAAAATGTAAATAGCTATATATTTTTCATTGTCGTGATTTTGTCTATATAATATGATAATATATATATTATCTATATATTCTTTTTTTAAATATAATAGATTATTGAAATATTAAAAGAATATATAGATAATAATTTAAAAATCGACAAAAATATATTATAAAAGTTTGTAATATATATTTAAATATATATATATATATATATTATATATCATGCATAAATGCAAAAAATGTGAAAAAGAATTTGATTATAATTACTTATTATTAAGACATAACAAAAATAAACGTGATTGTAGTTTACCTAATATATTAACAAATAAAAAAATAAAAGATTGTGACAAACAAATCATATTAATTAATAATAATATAAATAATTATGATTTACAAATTAATGAAATAGATATTAAAATAAGTAATATTGATAAAAAAATAGAAGATATATATAAAAAATCATTAAAAACTAATACAAAATGTTGTTTTTGTAATAAAATATTAAGTAATAAACCTAATCTTATAAGACATATTAAATCTAATTGTTCTAAAAATAAAGATATGTCTAATAAAAAAGAAGATTTTAATAAAGATAAAAATAAAGTTTTTGAAGATAAGAATAATTCACTCGAATTAATAAAAAATTTAGAATCAGAAAAAAATAAAATTATTGACCAACAAAAAATAAAAGAAAAAGATGATGAAATTAAGAAATTACGCGAAACCATGGAGAAAATGTTACTTAAACAAAATACAACTAATATAAATATTACAAATAATAATAATAAAGTTATAAATAATAATTTAATAGTAAATATAAATTCATTTGGTAAAGAAGATTTATCTCATATTACATTAAATGATTATAAAAAATTCTTATCATCATATTTTAAAGGCTTTATAAATTTTATAGAAAAAGTTCACTTTGATGAAAATATGCCAGAAAATCATAATATAAATATTACTAATATGAAATCAAAATATCTACATATCTATGAAGATAATCAATGGACAATAAAAGAAAAAGTTGATGTATTAGATAAATTTATAAATAAAAAATATAATATGTTAGTTGATAAATGTGAGGAACTTGAAGAAAAGAATGAAATTAGTGAAAAAATAATAGAAGATTTTGTACAATTTACACAAAATTATAAAGACGAGGAAGCACAGAAAAATACAAAAAATAAAATATCTACTTTGATATATAATAAAAGAGATAAAATAAATATGAAATAAATATTAAATAATTAATTCATAAAGCCTACTATAAAATTTTCAAATGCAATGTTAATATCACATTGTAATTCTACATATTCTGTATTATTAATATTAATATATTTTTGTGCAAACCGAGATTCATCAATAAATTCTAATTCAGATACGGGTATAGTATATTTAAAATATTTTATATAATCATATTTATCAGAAATATCAACAAATGCATATTTTATAAGATTCATAACTAATTTAGGATATGTCCAATTAAAATCTGAATTTTCTAATAATAAAATATTTTCTTTTATATTAAAAATAATTGATGATTTAGATATCTTACATGTATATTTAATATAATCACCCAGTGCATCAATATTTATTATATTTGTATCAGTCATATTTGTTACATATATTCATTACAAATAATAAAGTTAACTATATTTTTATTCAATTTTTTATTTAATTTTTTTAATAATTTTGTGTTAAATATCATATAAAAATAATAGATATCTTTTTATATAATGGATATAGTTCGAAAAATATATAATTTAAAAGGAGATGAAATATTAATAAAAATAAAACAAATTATAAGTGAATCTGAATTAATATATCAAAAAATATTCACAAATAGTTCTGACAATTCAGATATAAAAACGAAAATTAAATTATTAACCGATGATACATTTATTTTTGATACTTATATGGGTATAATTAATCTTATGATTTTAATATCAAATAAAGAAGATTATAAAAACTGGGTTATGGCTGAAAAATATTTAAAAGATTATAATAATAAAATTAATCAAAGTGAAGATCTTTTAAACTTTGTTATAGAATCTATAAAAATATGTGATAATTATTATGATAAAATATTTTTGGCAAAAATAGGAAGATCGCTTGATAAAAATGGTATTAGATCTAATTCAAAAGAAAAAATTAATAAAATAATATCCCAATTAGAAATAACTGAGAATAATATATTAAATACATTAGATAAACCAACACAAATTAAATTAGATAGATCTAAAATTGATGCACGATCAGAATCTATTATGTCATCAGTTTATCCAGACGACAATGACATAATTTTATTAAATAAACAAAGATATTATTATTTATTAAAAAAAGTATCTGATCCAAAAATTAGAAAAGAATTGGAAGAAAAATTTATGAAAATATATATATCTATATTACCGTTAATTGGTAAATTGATAATATTACGTGGAGCATATGCACAACATATGGGATATCCATCATATTATTATTTAACAAGTGAAAAAACAGAAGAAGAAACAGATAATATCCAACATTTAATTACTGATTTAAATGATAAACTTGATATACCTTTAAAAAATATATTTAAAGAATTCCAAAAAATATCAAATAAACCAAAAATAACATTTAATGATGTTATTTATTTATATGATAAAAATTTTATTAATATTAAATTAAGACCAGTTGATATATTACAAATTGCAATGATAACTATTCAGAAGAAATTTAATATAATTTTTAAACATTCGTCAATAAATATATCAACAAATACAAATTGTATAGAAATATATAAAAATAATACATTAAAAGGTTATCTAATATTAGATTTAGTATCTCGTCCTAATAAACGTATTTCTCAAATTACAACAATAAAAATAAATTCAAATTATAATAATAATCTTACTGTTTTATTTTTATTAGGATGTTATAATAATTTAGAAGAAAATAATTGTAACTATTCAGAATTAGTATTAATGTTTAGAGAATTTGGGAATATATTAATAAATATATTTGCATATACACCTAATGGATTAAATGAAATTGATATTGAAATGTTTAATTTTTTCCCAAATATAATGGAATTTTTAGCATATGATGATTTTGTCACAACATTAGTTTTACAAAAAACATATGATCCTACCAAGATAAATAAAAAGATAAAAGAAATAAGAACTTCTAGAATAATAGATTTGTTGATAAATTTAAAAATAAAATGTATGAGTGTATTATTTGATAATGTTATTCATAATTCATCAAATTTTATAAATAAACTAAAAAAACAAGAACTGAATCAAATTTCAGATTCACTAAATGAGTTATATCAAAATATATTTAAAGATATCTTTAAAAATCATTTGGATGTATTTGAAATTCCAACATATATTAATCCCAATATAATTTTAAATACTGTAAATGGCAATCATGGATTATTATTTGGATCTATATTAAGTTTAATTTTAAGTTTTGTTGCATATTATATATTAATTAATAAAGTAGATGATTTAAATATAGATAAATTTATTGAAGAATTATTAGAAAATAAAATGTTTTCATATAAAAAAATAATATTAGAATTTATATCAAAATTAAATATAAATTATTTTAAATTATTTATAGAAAAATGTTTAAATATTATTGATGATACAAATAATGCTTATGATGAAGTTTTAACAGAAAAATGTAATTAATTTTATCCTGAAAATTCAAATAGCATTGATGCCGTAACTTCTTTATTTTTTCCACTCATTACATAAACTTGAGTCACAAGTGCAACATCAAAACCAAGACCACATAGTTCTTGAATATTTTGATGATCATCCGGTGTAAGTGTTGTCTGATTATCTCCATCAAATGATAGAGGAGCATCATCTGGTAATGGTCCAGTTGTAGGCATTGGTCCAGTTGTCTGTGCTGTATTTGTCGACGTTGTAAGACCAGTTGATTGTGTTAGACCTACCGATGACAGTCCTGTTTGTAGAGCACTCATTGAAATTGGAACTGTAAAATCAACACCATTTTGTAAGGAATGTGCAATTGCAGTGGATGTTGCTGCAAGCGGTTGTAGAATACCATTTATAAAAATTGGCGATGCTAGAAATTGTTGAAATTGAGCATCATTTGTACAGAATGTATAAAATATATCTGGTGATGCTTTAATAACGCGTGTAAATACAAACATCATTGCTCTAATTTGATCAAGAGTATATGTTTGTGTTGTATTTGTCGGAGTTACAGTTGGAAGATTTGTATTATTTGTATTATTTGTATTATTTGTATTATTTGTATTATTTGTATTTGTAGAAATTGGAGCAGATGTAGATGCGGGTGCAGGTGTAGATACAAGAGCAGGTGTAGATGCAGGAGTAGATGCTGATTTTGATTTTTCAGGCATTGCCACAACAAATCCGTTATTTACTTCTTTAAAATAATCACACATAAGTTTATCTTTTTCAAGGATACGACCACAATAGATTAGACGAACTCCATCTGGATATTTAAATACTTCTTTTACTTGCTGAGCAAATTTTTCTACAGTATCATCCGGATTGACATCGTCAAATACATGAGAGACGTGTTGGAGATTTTTGACAGTGAGTTGCATAATTGTTAGTTATAGTATACTTAATATAGTTAACTTTTATTATGAGTTTAAAAATCAATTTTTTTCCAATGAATGTGCAATAAGAAAATGTTCACAAAGATACTAAAAAGTTATTTTCTTCATTTTTTATAAAATTATATGTATATAAATTATAATTATAATCTATATTTATTACAATAAATATATATGCAA